GCGCGGCCTCGGCGTCGGTCGCCCGCTTGGTCGCAGCGTCGCGCGCCGTGGCGATGTCGCCGACGTGGGTCTCGACGATCAGAGCGTCCTTCTCGTCGAGCGTGATGGGGAACTTGCCGAGAGTGATCGTGCGAGTGGCCATGGGCGTATCTCCTTGCGTGGTTCGGTTGGGTGCGGGATGGGCCTGGCATGCGCAATCGCCGATGGCGCAGCCACCGCCGCACCGGCCCGCGTAAACGATCGCGACGTGGTTGTGTTCGATGTTCCGCTGGACGCCGTCGTAGGGCTTTCCCTCAGGAGTCGTGCCGGCGGTCATGTCGAGCGTGAACGAGTAGCCGCAACTCACTTCTTTCACGCCGAAGGCGACTGCCTCGACGGCGCCGCGGTCGTTGACGATGAACTTGTCGACGACCAGGAACTCCGCGTCCTGCTTCGGTCCCTCGACGTGACCGACCGCGTTCTGCCGCCAGTTGGACGAGTCGACGCCGTGCTCGGGGTGGTAGTAGGTCGTCGGCTTTCGGTCGGCGCTCGCCATCGACGCCGCTGCGAAGACTTCCTCCGGCGGGCGGTACAGCCGCACCGTCTCCATGCTGGCGTCGAGGCCGAGCTCCAGCGCCGAATACTCCTGCACGCCCGTGCGCGCGATACGCACGTTCTCGGCCACCATGTAGCCCTCGGGCGTGATCCGGACGTCGCCGACCTTGATGCCGTCGTCCTTGGCCAGCTCGACGCGCGCGGCGCGGCCGCTGGCGTCGCGTGTGATGACCTTGAGCAGCTTCGCCATCAGGCGGTTCCCCCGTGATTGGAGAACGCACCATGCAGCGCTGGCCTTGCGACTCGCACCGCGGCAGCCGCTTCGTCGATGGTCTTGAAGGCTCCGAGATAAACGCTCTTGCCGTCCACGCCAATGCGGGCCCTGAATCGCTCGGGCAATTCCGGCCTGCTGCGATGCCTCGTAACCCCCTTGATGCCGGTCGAGTTATTCAGACTACGACGAGCGTTCCACACGTTCTGGCTGCGGGTGGCGTCACGCAGGTTCGAGCGGCGGCAGTCGAGCCCGTTGCCGTTTTCGTGGTCGACATCGTGCGCCAGGCCGAGCCCCATGAGATCGCCGATGAATCGATGAAGCAGGATCGTTGTCCGTATCCCGTCGCGCTCGACAGAACGACCGGCGTACTGCGTGTGGGCACGAGGGTCGACCCGAACCCCCCAGTGGTATTCGCCGACGGCAGGCACGTCGAACGCGGAAATCACAGCGAAGTACCCTTTTGTCAGCGGCACGAGCGCGAGCGTCGGATCCGTCGGGTGCGGCATGATCTTGGGCCGCTTCGGACGGATCACGCGGCCTCTCTTTCCTGCTCGCCACCGCCGGTGTCCTCGTCCAGATCGACAACGGGCAAACTCACGCATCTGCAGAGAATTGCCATACCCGGATGCACGGCCTCGCCGTCAACGGCCGGCGGGTTCTTCCAGGCGAACGTCTCGCCATTGAGCGCCGCGTGTGAGGGCCGAACCCTCTCGTCATGGGAGGTCGACCACACATAACGGGTGATGCCGACCGACGTCTGGCGGATCTCGTTGAACCTCGAGGTCAGTTTCGCGGTCTGGTCGCGCGCGATGACCTTCGCCCGAGTGACCGTAACGTCGCCGACGTGCTCGATGCGCTTCGCCACCGACTCGAACCGCTCACCGGCAGCGAACGCCTTGTTGACTGTGTCGCGGATGCCGTCGAGGTACTGCGACGGGATCGACTTGATGAGCGCGACGTTGTCGCGGACCGCCTCGGCCAGCGCGGCGCCGATCTCGGTGTCGACCGCCAGGTAACTGCTGATGTCCACGCCGACCGCGCGCAGGATGTTCTCGGCCAGCGTCTCGTCGACGGCCCCAAGCGTGCGCGCCGCGGCGAGCTTCGCCAGCCGGTCGGCAACGCCCTCGATGTTCCCGAACCGGCGCGCGGCCTGCTCGAGCAGAACGTTCAAGCCCGGTGCGTCTGGTAGCGGTGCGCCGGGCGGTGGCGGCGGCGCGTCGGCGGCCCGCTTGCGATCGGCGGCCGGCAGGCTTTCGTCCCAGTGGACCCGCAACCCGGCGGCGACGTCCTCGCCGGCCCGGCGGCACTGCTCGACGATCGCCAGCAGATCGCCGAGGTAGTTCAGCTCGGCGCGGTGATTGGGTCGTACGGGCCGAGCCCGACGCGCGCGCTTCGCCTTGCGCCGGATGGATTCCGGGGCGGCGGCTACAAGCGCGGCGATGAGGGACTGGGCCACGTCCCCATGGTGGCCGCGTTTGCGGGCCACCCCAACGTCGCGGCGGACGTTAGATGGGATTAATCCCGACTAACAACGGGCTTTTGGGGTCGGGGCCCGTTGGCGCATAGGGTGAACGCTCAGAATGAGCATGCGCCCACGTGAAGAACGAAACCGCATCACCACCATTGCACGCGCCACAGGCGCCGATCGTAAGACCGTGATCAAAGCCCTGGAAGGGAAGCCGTTGCGTGGCGCCGCAAAGGTGGCGCTCGACGCAGAGTTGAAGCGGCGCGGGTTGCGCTGACGAAAGGTCCCACGCCGATGAAGAAGCCACGCCACGTCAAGAGCGCCGCCGCCGCCCTCTCCCGCACGCTGGTCCCGCTTGGCGACGCCGGACCCGCCGCTGAGTACATGACCCCAGTGGAGCGCCTCGACCGGCTGGCGGGCCGCGCTCAGGGCATGGACGGCCTGATCAACGTGATCGCCGGCCTCGGCACCAAGCGCGACAAGCGGACGGGCTCCTACTACTGCCGCACGCACATGAACCGTTTCGACTGGGACGAGACCTACTCGGCAAGCGGTCTCGCGGGCCGCATCGTCGACCTTCCCGTCGGCGACATGATGCGCACGGGCTGGACGCGGACCTGGGACGGCGTCGACAAGGATCAGAACAGCGTCAAAGCGGTCGAGACCGCCGAGAAGAATCTCGGCCTGCGGTCCGCTCTCACCGAAGCGATGACGTGGGGCCGCCTCTATGGCGGCTGCGCGATCCTGATGATCATCAAGGGCCAGTCGTCGCCGCAGGCCCTGCTGACGCCGCTCGACCTCAACACCATCCGCAAGGGCTCGCTGCAGAACCTGCAGGTTCTGGACCGCTGGCGCATCGACCCCAGCGGGAAGATCGACAAGGACCTGAGCAGCCCGAACTTCGGCAAGCCGCTGACCTACCGCATCGCGGAGTCGTCCGTCGAGGTCCACTGGTCGCGCGTCGTCGTATTCGGCGGGCGCCTGACGCCGTACTTCGTCAAGAACCACAGCATGAACAACGGCTGGGACGACAGCATCCTCCAGCGCGTGATCGACACCGTGAAGGGCTTCGACGCAGCCGAGGCCGCCGCCGCCACGATGGTGTACGAGGCGACCGTCGACGTTCACTACATGGACCGGCTCCGCGAGGAGCTCGCCAAGCCCAACGGCGAGGCACTGATCGAGAAGCGCTTGCTGGTCGCGCAGCAGAGCAAAGGCGTCTGGAAAACGCTGGTGCTCGACGGCGGCGTCGACGGCGCTGGCGGCGACAAGTGGGAGCGCCGCGAGATGACGTTCACGGGCGTCGAAAAGGTGATGGACCGCCTCGCCCTCACGGTTGCGGTCGCGGCCGGCATGCCGATCACCACGCTGTTCGGCGAGTCACCCGGCGGCCTGCAGTCGACCGGGGAGCACAGCCAGGACAACTGGGACGACGCCGTCGATGCGATGCGGGACACGTACCTGGCCCCGCGGCTCGACCGACTCGACGAGGTGTTGATCCGTTCGGTGCTCGGCAAGATGCCGACCAACTACGTCCGCTCGTTCTGCCCGCTGCGCCAGATGGACCCCGGTGAGCAGGCAACGATCGCCAAGACGTGGGCCGAGACCGACCAGATTTACTACACCATGGGCGCCATCACGGCGGCCGGCGTGGCCCGGGAGAACAAGGCGCGCGGCACCTACAAGACCCAGGAAGACGCCGACCTCAAGCTGATCGAGGAGATGGAAGAGGAGTTGCGTGAGAACCCGCCGGCGCCGCCGGGCGCGAAGAAGACGCCCGGCAACCAGGACCCGCCGCCGCCCGAAGCCTAGAGCACGCTATCCCAGCTTGGGCGCGCGAGGTCGCTGCTGTTCCAGGCATGCGCCAGCCAGTCGACCTGGTCGTCGTTCTTGTCGTTCACGCCCGTGAACTTCGTGACCTCGTCCAGGAACGGCCCCAGCCATGGCGGCGCGTCGGCCGGTACCCGCAGGCGCCCGGTGTTCCACGCTGCGGCTGCTGGCTGCGCGCGTGTGAACTTGTCGCCCACCGGCGTGATCTCGTTGATGCGCAGCTCGGGGTGCAGCGCCTTGAGCATCTGCGGGATCGCCTTGAACCCGCCCACGGCCTCGATGTTGATCGCGGTCTGGCCGAAACGTTGCTGCATCGCCAGTAGGTCGGCCGCGAACTGCGGGATCGGGACCTGCTTGCGGTAGCCGTAGAGGATGTTCCCCTCCCGCTCGGCGCCGTGGCCGCGCACCGCGATGACGCCGGCCGCGCTGTAGTCGGCGCTGGTCTTGATTGAGGCGGCCGGATCGCCGGCCAGCACCAGGCGCCAGCCGTCCATCTTGAACGCCGCTGGGTCGAAGTAGGTCGGCTCCCCGAACACGGCGCCGCCGCGCGGGCGGGGCTCGCCCTGGTAGAGGGCCGCGAACTCGTATTCGCCGAGGTCTTGCTTTCGAGATAGCAGCCGCTCGATCGGGTACATCGACGGCCACAGCGCCTCGCCGGCCTCGTTGACGGCGGGCAGGTTGATGAACCGCCATCCCTCCCGCTTGCCGGCGTCGGCCTCGGCCTTCAGCCGCCCGATCACGTCCTCGATGTGCCAGCGGGTGTGGATCACGAAGATCGGCGCACCGCCCTCAAGGCGTAGGAGGGCGATCGTCGTCATGTCGTACCAGATGGATTCGCGGTAGGCGGGCGAGTACGCATCGAGGCGGCCGCTGTAGGGGTCGTCGATGACCAGCGGCCCCTGCACGCGCTTGCCGGTCAGCGAGGCCATGCCGCCGGCCAGCAGCCCGCCGCCCTCGACCGTCCGCCACACCGCCTTGTTGTTGATCTCCTCGGACAGGCGGACGCCGGAGCGGACCGACAGCGCGCGCGCCGCCACGCTCTTTTCGTATGCCGCCGATGCGTTGAAGCTGTTGTAGGCGCAGGTGTCGGCCGGGAACTTCGTCAGCCACCATGCGAACGCATTAAGAAACAGCGTGGTCTTGGCGTGGCCTGGCGGCATCGACACGCAGACCTTCAGATCACGATTCCAGCGGGCCTCCTCGACCACATCGATGAGCGCGTCGAGGTGCGGCGGCGGCGGGTGGTGTGGCGCCATCCGGACCATGAAGTCGCGGAACGACTCGCCACCGTAGATGGCCTCGACGTGGTCTGACAGCTCGTCTTGCTCGGCCGGCGACAGCGCCGCCCATGCTTCAGGCGACAGCGCGCCGGGCAGCATCAACCGGGCTTCTTCGCCGCGGCGCGCGCCACCGCATCGGCGATCAGCGCCTCGGCCCGCTTGCGCTTCTCGTCCGACGTCAGCACCGTCTTGAACGGGATGGGCCCGCCGTCAGGTCCCCCGAGCTCTATCGACTGCACCGGCTTCGGGAAGGCGTTCGCGTTCACCTCCCGGATCGCCTTGATGATGCCCTCCTCGGTGCCGTGGTGCAGGACGTCGTCCAGCCGCGCCAGCATCACCGGGATGCGGCGGCGGATCAGGTTTCGGTACTCCGTGACGTCCTTCGGCACGCCGCCCGGGTTGCCTGTCTGCCCGGGTTTGAACTGCGTCGGCAGGCCGAGCTTGTTCCCGGTCGGGAACGGCGCGCCGCGTGGGGCCGCCTTGCGGGGTTTTGAGGCGCTGTCTGGCGCTGCCGGGTGCTTGCGGGGCCGGCGCGCGCCACGCTTACCCGCCATTCGGCACCTCGTCGTCACGAACCACCGTCAATTCGCGAACGCCCATGACCGGGACTTGTGTAGACATTGAAGCGCCACCGGCTTGAGCCTCGTCGTACGGCGCCAGCGCGCGGACGCGGCACAGCTCGTTGACCGAGACGTGCGCGGCCGCTGCATCCGCCTCGAGAAGGCGCAGCTTCGGCCCCGGCACGCGGTAGGTCACGACCTTCTCGTCCTTGGTGATTCCGAGCTTAGAAAGGCGTCCCCTGGGCACGTCTCTAATGTCTACACAGGTGCGGCCGGGGCCCCAACTTCGGTAGACATATTCCACGTGCAACGCTTGGGCGCGGCGGCCGGTCAGCGGTGGCCTGGTTGTGGCCTCGTCGCTGCGCTGCGGGCCCCTTGCGGGCCACAACTTCGCGTCACGGGTCGACGGCGAACTTCGGCACGGTCCGGTAGCTCTCCAGCGGCGTGGCGTCCGCGCGTAGCTCACGCATGAACGCCCGCGCGCAGCCGCCCTGCATCCACACGCGCCCGCACTTCCAGCACCAGGACAGGCGGCATGGCGTCGGACAGGCGCAGCAGTAGACGTCGGGCATCACGTCCATCGGGCCCCGACACTTGTCGCATGTGCGGAGCGACATCGGTGCGCCTAAGCCGCGGCGCGGTCGCCATGGAGGCGGGTCACCGGGTCACCGTGAACTTGAGCTTGGCGCGCTTCACGCCGCCCGGGTCTTCCACCTCGGCCAGCAGGCGCGCCCGTTCGATCATCGCCTCACGCTGCGCGGCGCTGTCGCGCTCGGACTGCCAGAACCAGCGCGTGTATCCGCCGGGGCCACGTTCGAGCGCGATGTGATATTGCTGGCCGTCGTCGCCCTCGACGATCGCGACGCCAGCATTCGACGGGCACGCGCCATCGGCGCACGGCCACAGCGTGCCGTCCTTGCCGGCTAGGCGGGGTGAATGCTCGCAGGGCGGGTGCAGCGGGTCGAACTTGCCGTCCCAGTTGTCTATGGTGCCTCCAGTCTACCCCGCGCTCGCCGCCGCGACGGCGTCCAAATACGGCCGATACACCAACTCCACCACCCCCGGCGCCCGCTCGATTTCGTAACAGGCGTTCGCGTACTGCTGCACCGAACCGTCCGGCGCGAAGCGCATGCTCGAAAAGTGGTACGCCACGAGGTCGCGCCCGCCGAACGTCACCGCGCCGCCGGGACCGCGCGCCAGCGGCCGGTCATGTACCGACCACGGTCCGATATTCACTGGCGCTGCGATCTCATGGGCTCGGCGGCGGGCCGCGATGCGCTCCCACGATCCTTGGTCGCCGAAATCAGGCAGCCCGTCGATCGGGTGGCGGCGGACCTCCGTGTAGCTCCACGCGCGGACGGCTGCCGCCTGCTCGCGAACCGGCTCCGGATCGGCAGCGTATGACCAGCCGGTGTTCAGGCGCCCGTAACAGGCGTGGGTTTCCAGCACGACGCCCGGCAGCCCGCGGGAGCGCGGCGGAATGCGGTGGGGCGTGACGGCCAGCCGAGCGGCGCCGATCTCCGCGAACACCGGCTCAGGCGAGCTGAAGTAGTGAATATCCCCGTCCTGCATGACCAGCGGCTCCCCGGTGCTCTCCATGACGTCGCCGAAGAACGCCCAGCGCACGGTGGCCACGACGTCAACTGCGCTGCGTGGCGGGCCAGGGAGGCGGCTCGGTTCGAGGTCGGGGTGGCGGGCGAGAAAGGCGCCGCGGGTCGTGTAGTTCACGCGCACGACGGTGGCGCCCGGGTCGTCGTCGTGGTGCGGGAGCCAGAACGGCATTCCCACCGGGTCGTAGTCCCAGGCGAGGACGTGCAGAACGAACGGCCGGCAGTGCTTGCGCATCGACGCCAGCAGGACTGGAAGCTCGCGGGCGCGGGCACAGGTGGCGTAGTGGCGCACGTCAGCCGCCCCCGATGATTCCGCGGCCCGGTGCCCGGGTCGGCATCGGTGGAGGCGGTGGCGGGCGGCGTTCGATCCGTGACCAGTCGGGCACGTCCGGGGGCGGCGCCGGCAACTGCCGCTCCGCGATCTTGCGGCGCACCTCGTCGATGCTCCATCGGAGGGGAAGCGGGGCCACTCGGGGCGCCGCCGGCGCGAGTCGGTCGACCTCTTCCAGCGCGTCGCGCATCTCCTGGTCGGGCAGTTCCATCGGCCGCGTCAGGGCGCGATCGTCGAACCAGTGTGCCGGGAGCG